ACATTAAAGGAAGTAAACCAATGACAAAAGCAATTATTGAAGCACTAGAAAACACAAAAGAGAATGTCTCTATTGTATTCGCCTTAGATAATCAGAACGAACTGCATAGAACGGCTCTAATGATACTAATGGGACCTAATAGGTTCAAAAGAGTCACCGGATGCTATAAGGGCATAAAAGAGAAAGCTTTAGTTTGTTCTAAAGGCACTTTTTTGGAATTGTTAAGAAATTCACCAGAATTGATAGAAAACCAGGAGAGTATTCTTGTAACCACCCGTTGCAACAAACTATATACTTCTCTGATGTTCTTTCAAGATGGTTATAGATTAGAACTAGGATCACTTCACACGGTACCTAAAGAAGAAGCCTTATCTTTTGAAGCGTGGTCCCATAGGCCAGACCTTGATAAGTATTTTGTCGCTAAAATGGGCAATCCAGATCGTGAACTAAGGTAAAACAAAGGGGCTTTAGAACATTGGGAACAACTTATAAGAAACAATGGTATCATGGTTGAAATTTGGAGTGAAACACTAGGACTAATCGAGTACTTATCCAACGGTAATTACTAAATGATACCATATGGTTGTATATTATTTGGTAGTAGTTAGGTGCCGCGTTTGTTGCTTTTGTAAACGAGTGTTTACTTACGTTGTTGCCTGCGCGCCCGCTGTCCGAGTGACTAGAATACCCCATTGCACCTTCTAGTATTATCTATATATAGCGTTGTGTCAATAATAAAGTTAATTTGTGTTGGTCCTAATTTTTCACTTGATTATTGCTTTTGTTGGTTATATTGTGAGTTTAGTATATACCGGAAAATGAAGTGAAACAAAGGAATTTAGTTATGTCTAGAACCAAAGAGAAAAACAGGATACTAAAGGTTTACAAACTAGCGACGGGCAATGAGATTAGGCAGGGGCTGCTATGGTATGAAGTTGCAAACTATCTTGCCTCTAGCATTGCAGAGGATTTAGGCGTTAGTCCTAAAACAGCTATAGGCGTTATCGCGGCGTTGTCGCCTAACAACCAATGGTCTAAAAACCTTATTGACGCTAGGGTCTTGATCGAGGGCTTTCAAAATGGTCTAAGCCAGGAAGATACCAAAGTATCAACTTATCACGCTATGAAAGCCAAGGCATGGTCCATTCTAGAGGATGATCTGAGTTGCCATAGTAGCATTTTAACCAGGTTAAACGGGCGGAAAATTCAGTCATTCTATGAATGTATCAGCGGCTTCAATGGCTCTTGCTGTATAGATGGCCATGCTCGCAACATTGCCTACGGTGAACGGGTTCCCTTAACAGATAAACAGACAAACGTCGGTGTCAAAGAGTACTCCAATTTGCAAGAAAGCTACTATAGGGCAGCTCAAAAGGTAGTCATCGATGGGACAACCCTAAAAGCGCACCAGATGCAAGCGATAACATGGGTAGCTTGGCGGCGTATCCACGGTATAAAATGAGACAATATGTTGATATTCCCCGGTCATGAGGCACGGGGGATTTTTCTTGCGTGTGATACATTTGTCACACCTTAGTGCACCCACGATTATCCTTGACTGTTGCATAATGGACACACAATAGTTTAACGTGTGGGACCCTCTGATTTATACGCGTGGGAGTCGGTTGGTGCCCTTAACCCCAATGCTATCCAAGGTAAAAATTTAGAAAAAAACAAATTTTAGACACTTTTGTATATCCAAGTATCTACAGAGGTCACATCACACGCCCCAAATACCTAGGTGTAACTACAGAACTAAGGCTACACAATCGTATTAGTCCAGATGGTTTATCCCCAAGTGTTGTACATAAGTCACAAATACTAGAGTCCAATCTTGACCTATCCTCAGGATTATACCCATATGACTATACCCTATAAACGACACAAAATAACCAAAGCCCGCCAAACTAACACAAAAGTTGTACACAATTGTCGCACCCTTGCATAAAATCCTGAAATTAGTTCCTATATATAGATAACACCTTAGTACTACCTAGGTTATACTTAAGTTATAAACTTATAAGTATAATACTTAAGTTAATACTAAGGATATACCTAAGTTACAATAATAGAGTAATACTTATAAGGTTTATAACTTAAGTTAAAACTGAGGTTATACCTAGTATTGGTGTAGTTATAAACCTTCAGCCCAATCTTGACTGATCCTAAGGGTTTCCTTAGGTAACACCTAGAAATAAAAAATAATAATAATTGGTGTAGTTAAACCAAACTTAACCAAAGTCTAAACCGCAAGACATTCCTCTGGTGAGAAACAAAAGGGAAAACTTGCGCCGATTAACTTTGGTTTTACTTGAGGAAACAAATGGCAGAAGCTTACCCACATAGTTTGACAATAGAAAATAAGGTTATACATCTGGCTAAAGCTGGTGTAGCTGTCAAGGACATACTTGCGGCTATCCAAGATATGCCAGATGCACCTAAGTCTATGGGTACCTTCTATAAGAAGTATGGCCTAGCCATGAGGGTAGCTAGAGCTTCCACTACGGCAGACATTGGTAATGTAGTTATAAAGCAGTCCCTAGATGGCTGTAGGGTATCACAGGCGCTATACCTCAAGTCTAAAGGGGGTTGGTCTCCAGCTAACACAGTTAACGTTGCTGAGCAGGATATGGACCCTGAAGAGGATGAGGGTGCAGTGGATGCACTAATGGCTCTCCTGGGTAAACTTGACGAAGAGGATGAAGACTCCCTGGATGGCTAAGAGTCAACACAGGGCCGCTAAGGCTAAGGTAACAGCAGATGGCCTCCGCAAGGAATCCCCAGGATACCTCCGCAAGTACCTCAGTCAACTCTCTAAGAAGCATTTAGAGGAACTGATCCACGACTGGTCCTTTTGGGCTAGGCCGGAACAAATGGAGCCTACCCACTTAAGGCCCTCCCACTGGGATACTTGGCTTGCTCTCGCTGGGAGAGGCTGGGGTAAGACTAGGGCTGGGGCTGAGTGGGTGAGGCACCGGATTAAATCTGGGGATAAGATCGTTCACTGTGTAGCTCCTACCAAGGGTGATGTCCGTAAGGTTATGGTCGAGGGTGACAGTGGTCTCCTCAAGGTTTGCTGGGAAGGTGACAAGACCTACAAAGGAATAGAACTAGGGTTACCCGTGTGGTCCCCCACTAATTCTACCCTGACGTGGGCCAATGGCGCTAAGGCCGTATTCTTCTCTGCGGAAGACCCAGAGAGACTTCGTGGTCCCCAGTGTCATTCTGCATGGTGTGACGAGGTTTGCGCCTGGAGGAACGCTCAAAGCACTTGGGATATGCTACAGTTCGGGTTGAGACTTGGGACTTCCCCTAAGGTCTTTATTACGACAACCCCTAAGCCTACAAAGCTACTGAGAACTATAGTAGATCACACAAGGACTGTAATTACAACTGGGTCTACCTATGACAACCAGGATAACCTAGCCAAAGTCTTTATTACAAACATTAGGGACCAGTACGAGGGTACTAGACTTGGCAGACAAGAGCTGTACGCCGAGGTCTTGGACGAAGCCGCAGGAGCACTCTGGACCAGGGAGATACTAGAGGCTTGTGAGGTAGATAAGAAAGATGTCCCAGAGTTAAAACGTATTATTATCTCGATTGACCCTGCTACTACAGCCAACGAGGAGTCCGATGATACAGGAATTATTGTCGCGGGTGTTGATGTCAACGGTCACGCTTATATACTAGAGGACCACACCGACAAATATAGTCCGAGCGAGTGGTCAGCTAAGGCAGTAAGTCTTTACTATGAGCATGAAGCAGACAGGGTAGTCGCAGAGAAAAACCAGGGTGGTGAGATGGTACGCCACACACTACAAACCGCTGATGAGACCTTACCAATAACCTTGGTACACGCCTCTAGGGGTAAGTTCGCCCGAGCAGAGCCGGTGTCTGCCCTATATGAACAAGGCAAGGTCAAACATGTAAAGGGCCTTAACGACCTAGAAGACCAAATGGTACAGTGGGATCCCCTAGGTTCCATTGGTTCCCCAGACAGGTTAGATGCTACTGTGTGGGCTATAACAGATTTAATACTCAAGGGAAGAGCTTTGCCAACCCTTAATATGATAACAGGTAAACCAGAGTAGTATGACAACTAGTAAAAAGCTAGGCACGACCAAGGCTACCCAAACTCTGGGTGTTGCTGGTGAGAATACCCTAACAGGACAAATACGCGCTGATGAATTCCTACGTCCCCTACAGGGTAGGAATGCTATCAAGGTTTACCGTGAGATGCGTGACAATGATGCCACTATCGGTGCTGTCATGTATGCTGCTGAACAAGTACTACGCGATGTAAAACTAAAAGTCAAGCCTGCTGATGACTCTGAAGAAGCAAAAGTAGAAGCTGATTTTGTAACCTCCGTTCTAGGCGACATGGAACATACTGTTGATGACCATATCTCGGAAGCTCTCTCGTTTCTGGCATATGGTTTTTCTTGGTTTGAGGTAGTTTACAAACGTCGCGTCAGTCCCCACACGACCAATCCTAAGAAGAGGTCTAAGTACACTGACGGTCGTCTGGGTGTACGCAAAATAGCTTCCAGAGCCCCTTGGACAATTAATAGGTTCGATGTAGATCAACAGACAGGTGACGTACTGGGTATTGTACAGGATGGGTATTTCTCATTAGACAGGAAACCTTCTGGTGACAATAGAATCCCAACCACCAAGTCCTTGTACTACAGGACTACTGCAATTAACGGGGATGCCTCTGGCAGGTCTATCCTTCGTAACGCCTACACGGCTTACACTTACGTAAAAAACCTACAGTCTATTGAGGCTATCGCAGTCGAACGGGAACTACATGGTATCCCTATTGGCCGTATCCCAGCGGAATACCTTAGTCCTAACGCTAGTGAGGACCAAGTAACTTTCCGCAATACGATGCAAGACATCCTCAGGGATTTGAAGTTAAACTCACAGGGTTACGCCCTGTTACCTTCAGACTTGCACCTAGATAACGATGGTAAAGCCTCTAAGACCAGACTCGTAGATATCGAGCTTATTACAGCTGATGGTACGCGGTCTGTAGATATTGACCCTATTATCCGTAGGTATCAGCACGATGTCTCTCGTAGTGTACTCTCTGAATTCCTCATGTTGGGGTCTCAGGGAGGTTCCTACGCTCTATCTAAGTCGAAGACAGACCTATTCCTTAGGGCGCTAGAGAGTTACATACAGACTATCGTGGATGTGCTTAATAAGCAACTGGTAGAAAGGTTGTGGCAGCTTAATGGCCTTGATTATAGCCTCATGCCAACAATTGAGGCTGGTGATGTAGCCCCTCACGACCTCAAGGAAATCTCTGGATTCCTCAGGAACCTCAACGGGGCTAATATCAATGTTTCTGAGAATGATGAGGTTATTGAAGGTCTCATGGATATTGCGGAGTTACCTTACTCGGGTAGGGTGATACCTAAAGATAAAACCCCAAATAAAGAGGAATAATAATGGCTTTTCTAATTGACAACGCTTTAGACTCTGGTCTGTCGTGGATTACCACTAATGGCGACAGGCTAGACATTTGCTCCCAAGCACCCACAACGTACACAGAGGCAACCTCTACTTATTCCTTAGGTACGGCGGCTGTAACGATAGCCTCACCCTCGGATAAATCTGGCGGTGGTAGAGAGGTGATCATTCCTGCTGTAACTAATCAATCAGTAACAAGCACCGGCACTTCTACACATTGGGCTATTACGGATGGCGCGAGTACATTAATTGCTTGGGGACTCCTCAGTGCATCTACCGCCATCGTGGCGGGTAACACTTTCACAACCAATGCTTTTGCTATTGGTTATTCTGACGTAGCTTAATAGGGTATTTAATGGAACTAGTAAATAGAGCAAGAGTATCCACAAGCACAACGGGCACGGGTACTATTACCCTTGGTTCCGCTACCCTGGGGTACCAATCATTAGGGGACGCGGGTGTTTCTGATGGCGATATCGTTAGATATACCATAGAGGATACTGGTGGTGCTTGGGAAATAGGCTCTGGAACTTACACATCATCTGGAACTACTTTGACAAGAGTTCTGGATGAGAGTTCCACTGGATCACTTCTGAGTTTGACGGGTAATGCTGTGGTTTTTGTAACCGCTTCCTCTAAAGACCTGTATAACGACACTTGGCTGTCGTCCTCTACAGACAACGTACCCACATCCCCTACCGAGGACGTTTATCACAACGGTAATTTCTTCTTCGATGGTAAGACGACGGGGGCTTCTTCGAGTGGAAACTCTGTATCTATAGGTAAGACTGTGGATACTCACCAGGTATCTGAGACAGCCTTCGGTATTTCCTCCCTAGAGGGAAATACTGGGGGTCACGTAACTTCCCTAGGTTATAACTCGGGTTCTTCCAATACAGGGGATAACGGTGTCTTCATAGGCTCTGGTGCTGGCGTAGGTAATACAGGGAATAATAATATATATGTTGGCCCAAGTACTGGTGTTGGCGGAGGTGATAAAAATATCATCTTAGGATCTGGTGGTGCTGCGGCTATTACCACAGGTTCTGATAACGTTGGACTAGGTTTCGAGACTCAGCGGGATACTACTATTGGTGCCGGTAATGTGTCCCTAGGTAGTAACACTCTAGCATCTAATGTCTCTGGGGAATTTAACTCTGCCGTAGGTAATAACTCCCTAACTTCTAACACCACTGGTGTACACAACTTCGGCGGCGGCGGCGATGCTCTATTTAGTAATACCACAGGGTCTTATAACGTCGGGATTGGTAAAGATAGCTTGAGGAGTAACCTTATAGGTGACAACAATGTCTCCATAGGTAGGTTATCCCTATACAATAACACCACAGGGTCTTATAACGTCGGGATTGGGTATTGGTCCCTATACTCTAACACTTCGGGAAATTATAATACCGCTGGTGGTTACCGATCCCTCTATAGTAACACCTCAGGGATTTACAATGTTGCTTTAGGGAGAGATGCGTCTAGGTTTAACACTACTGGTAATGATAACTCTAGTTTTGGGAGAGGAGCGGGGTCTACAACCACTACGGGGGGTAATAACACTTCGTTGGGGAGTCGTGCTGAACCATCAACAGCAACCGTAAGTAACGAAATAACACTTGGTAATTCGAGTGTTAATGCCCTTAGATGTCGACAAACTAGTATAACCTCCCTCTCCGATGAACGGGATAAGACAAACGTTAACAACTCCGGTATTGGTTTGGATTTTGTGAACTCGTTACGTCCTGTAGAATTCACATGGGATACTAGGGATGGGTCGTCCCTAGATGGTCAGAAGAGACTTGGCTTTATCGCCCAAGAGTTGTTGGAACTCCCTTATGGGGATATAACGGACCTAGTTTACACCTCTAACCCTGATAAGCTAGAGGCTAGATACGGTAACCTTATACCAATACTCGCTAAAGCAATCCAAGACCTAAGTGCAAGGATTGATAATCTACAGGATATGTCTTAACATGAGTGAAGAGACACTGACAGAGAATTACCTAGTAGTAGGCTTGGATGCGTCTGCTGCTGTCTTAAGAGAGCTTGTAGGGATGGATAAGGAGTACGCCCCAGATGACCTGGATAAAATACGGAGAAACGTAGTTCACATCGAAGTTACCCTGAATAAGTTAAACTTACCAGAGGAGGAGAAGTCCTCTTGGAGGAATGAGGTAGTTAGGGGATACATAGTCCTAAATGGGTGACGTAGTTGACTACTCCCTGGTTAATACTGGTGTGTCTTCTACTTCTTCTGTGGGTATTCCTGCACTAGTAGTAACTTACGGTCTATCCCTTGTGGGGGGTTCTACTGTACCTGAGATGTCCCAACCTACTGTACTGAGTTATGCAATTAGGGTGCAAGATATACACTCCAAGATAACTAATCGAGTGGTGTAATGCTAGGATTTACCCCTTTAGCACTATCAACATTGGCTGACGACAAGTGTAACTACTTGTTTGTATCTGTTGACGTATTTGCCACCCCTACCCTGGGTGTACCCTCTTTAGCGGTAGACTCTGGTTACGATTTATCCTTTATTGGGACATCAACCACACCGGAGGTTGGTGTACCCTCTTTAGGGGTAGACTACGGTTTATCCGTTACTGGGACATCAACCACACCGGAGGTTGGTGTACCCTCTTTAGGGGTAGACTACGGTTTATCCGTTACTGGGACATCAACCACACCGGAGGTTGGTGTACCCTCTTT